ACAATCCAACAACAGGAAAGCTTAATTTGGATGCACGTCTGTGACTCCCATTGTCTTAGTTGGCGAAGCACGTGGCGCAGATGAGGATCGAATAGGCTCCAGCTTCGTTGGCCCATCTGGCGTTGAGTTGCTACGTCAACTCGACGAAGCTGGTATCCTCACCCTCACAAGCGACGACCGTTCCTACATCTCCCACTACTACACCCACGGCGACTGTCGCGCCATCGACGCCATCTGGTCCCTCCACGCCGATGAAATCTATCGCACCAATGTGCTTCAATTCCACCCACCAGGGAATGACCTCAATGAAGTCTGTGGACCCAAAGCCTCCGGCATACCGGGATATCCCCTTATCATCAAGGGCAAATATCTCCAAGCCATCTATGAGCCCGAGCTACAGCGGCTTGCTGACGAGATACTGGATCGCAATCCTAATCTCATTATCGCTCTGGGCAATACTGCTCTATGGGCTCTATCTGGCCATACCGACATTGCTAAAGTACGTGGGACTACCTTCCTCTCTACTCATACTGTTGCTGACTTTAAGTGCATTGGTGTGTATCATCCTGCGGCTGTTTTACGTCAATGGGAACTCCGACCAACCACAATAATGGACCTCGTCAAGGCCCAGCGTGAATCCACCTTCCCAGACATTCGGAGGCCGAACTGTGAAATCTGGATCGAACCATCGCTCGAAGACATCCAAGCATTCGTCGACACCCATTGCCGAGACTGTGACCTCCTTTCGGTCGATATTGAAACCTCTGGAACAAGAGTTACATGTATTGGCTTCGCTCCAAGAGCCGACCTTGCAATCGTTATTCCATTCGATGACACCCGTGCAGCAAATGGTAGTTATTGGCCAACTGAACTCGATGAAAAACGATGCTGGGAGGTTGTACGTGGAGTGCTTGAGGATATATCAATCCCAAAACTCTTCCACAACTCGTTGTACGACGTAGGATTTCTTGCACGTAGTTATGGTATTCTAGTTAAAGGTGCGAAGGAAGATACTATGCTTCTGTCACACGCACTACAACCTGAATCACTTAAAGGATTAGGTTATTTGGGAAGTGTTTTCACGGACCACGGTACATGGAAACACATGCGCAAAAAACATGAAACCATCAAACGAGACGAATAAATGGCCATAATCTATTTGACTCGTGGGTTTGAGACAATCGTCGATGATGACGTATACGAGGACTTGAATTCATATTCGTGGTACGCAAGTGGCCTTGAAGGTAGGCCTGCACGCAGACTTAAGGCAGGTCCGCGCAAGATCATATTTCTATATCACCAAGTTCTCCACGTACTACCTTGGGTGCTAAGCATGAATGGCAAATGTATTGACCACATTAATGGAAACCCACTGGATAATCGTAAAGAAAACATTAGAGTAGTTACTACTTTGGAAAATATGCGAAACACCATGCGTTATGGATTTCGCGAAGGGGTTAGCTACGATAGCACACATGACAAATATAAAGCATATCTAGATCAAACTGATAAAAAGCGGATTAACGTTGGTACATTTGTAACAAGAGAACAGGCAGAAATTGCGTTAGCTAAATTCAAAGTGGAGAATGGCTTTGAAGAAAATTAACATCGCCACCTCGGACCCAGCAAACTACACAGAGTTCGAAAAGGATCAAATTTATAACGGCCTCGATGTATGTATAACGAATGAGATTTGGAACAAGATGAGTCCTGAGTTGAATTCAAATACTCATCCCGAATTCCGCTCAGTCTACGAATTTTCCAAGGCCCTCCAAGGGCCAGTGCTTGAGATGAACGCAAGAGGAGTGCGAATCGATGCAGCCCGAAAAGCCCAAGTCATCGACGAGTTCCACGACCAACTCGACATACTCGAAAGAAATCTGGAACGGATTGTCTTGGAGGGCGTTGGTATGCCAGGGTTTAACTGGCGATCCAATCCCGACCTCCAACATCTCTTCTACACTCGCCTCGGCATCCCAGTCATCCGCAAGCACGGGCGTCCTACGGTCGATCGCAATGCGCTGGAGAAGATGGAAGCATATACTATTGCTAAAGCCATCATCAGCCATATGTCGGCGATGCGAGAGATTGCAAAGAAGATTAGTGTTCTCAAAACAGACGTCGATAGTGATGGAAGAATGCGGACGTCTTATAACATCGCCGGAACTGACACCGGTAGATTTAGTTCATCGTATTCTGAGTATGGAACCGGGGGCAACTTACAGAATATCGAAGAGTCGCTGCGATCAGTATTTATTAGTGACCAGGGAATGAAGTTCGCCAAGTTCGATGCAAAATCAGGAGAGTCCTATGTCGTCGGAGCCATTGAGTGGAATCTTTTCGGAGACGGACTATACTTGGATGCAGTCGATAGTGGAGACGTTCACACCGCCGTTGCTAAAATCTGCTGGCCGGAGCTTGGCTGGACTGGACAGTTATCAACTGACAAGGACGTTGCCGAACTACCTTACTATCGACATTACACTTACCGTTTCATGTGCAAAAAGCTCGGACACGGTTCAAACTACGGTGGGAAAGCTGAGACTCTGGCCCAACAATCGAAGCTACCTATTGGAGTCGTCAGACAATTCCAACCCAAATACTTCTCCGCCTTCCCAGCCCACGAGCGATGGCAAAGCTGGGTCCAGGGTCAAATATACACTAGAGGATATCTTGTTTCTCTTAGCGGACGCAAGAGATTCTTTTGGGGCCGCCGGAACGACCCTGACACTATTAGAGCAGCAATTGCTTTCGATCCTCAAGGGTCCCTTGCAGACATAGTCAATCGCGCCATGCTCCGAATCTGGCGCCAGCGAATCGCCATTCTAGTTGCTCAGGAACATGACGCATTAGTCTTTCAATATCCAGAACATCTTGAAGATCAAATAGTTCCAGCACTTATAAAACAACTCCCAGAAGAAATAGCATTAAAGAACGGTCGATCATTAATCATCCCATATGACGCCAAAGTGGGATGGAACAAAGGGGAGTTCTGTTGCGGTGACCGCTCAAGATGCAAAGATTGCAAACGGCAGGCGAACGTTGATGGGCTCAGGGAATACAAAGGTAAAGACAAACGGGAGCGGAGCGCGGAAGTTAATATCCTGGATAGACAGTTTCACCGAACAAACCGCAGGGCTTGATTCACCACTTCTATTCAGACGTTGGTCCGCCATTGCGGCCATTGCGTCGGTGCTTGAGCAGAAGGTATGGATACGCACCACTCGGCCACTATACCCCAACCTCTACACGCTGATAGTTGGCCACCCCGGCGTCGGCAAAACTCGAACCATCCGCGAGGCAAAATCCTATGTTAGTGAGCTTCCAGATTTTCATCTCGCTCCTATTAGCCTTAGCTTTGCTTCTCTCGTGGATTCTCTCACACAGGCGAAGCGAATGGTGGTCCGGCTCCCAGATGCTCCTCTTGAGTACAATTCTATGTTTATCGCTGCTGACGAACTTGGTGCTTTCATTCACAAGTACGACGACGAAATGGTCGCCGGGCTTAGCGCCTTCTATGACCCAGATCCTTACTCCCAAACCAGACGCACACGTGACATTAACATCAAAATTAAGTCCCCTCAACTCAACATACTCGCAGGATCAACTCCTTCCAACCTACTCAAGTTCATGCCCGAAGGAGCCTGGGAACAGGGATTCACTTCCAGATTGATAATGATCTTTAGCGATGAAAGGATAATAGGAGATGACTTCGCACCAACCAATACAAATCATTCCACTCAACTTGAACATGACATACGAATTATCAATAGTCTCTGTGGAGAATTTGAAGTTGCTAATGATTACAGAGTTGCCGTTAATAACTGGCGAGCACTTGGAGAAGTGCCAGTCCCAAGCCACCCCAAGCTTATACATTACGTCACTAGAAGACGGACGCACCTTTATAAGCTTAGTATGATCAGCGCAGTTGATCGAAGCAATGTCTTGGTGTTAACCAAGGACGACTTCAACCGCGCAATGGGTTGGCTCATCGAGGCCGAAGAAACCATGCTTGAGATATTCAAAGCTGGAAGTGGCTCCGCCGATGCTCAGGCCCTGGATGAAATCAAATACTTCATCCAAACCACCGACAGGGGTCAGGGCGTAGCAGAGCAGCGAATTATAAACTTCGCCAGGGAGAGGATACCTCTCCACTCTGTCCTTCGGGTGATTGAGATAATGCAAGGATCAGGAATGATCCAAGGCGTTGCCATGGACAAGAAGACTGGGCAACGCCTGTTTAGAATCGCCCAAGAAGCACAAGAATAAGCACAATCATCAGGACAAGCCCAAGGCCTCCCCCACCATAATACCCAGTGCCATAGAACGGCCCTCCACCATAGCCTGAGAAGCCGCCAAGAAGCACAATCACTAACACGATAAGCAAGATTGTTCCAATCGACATTCTAGTCTCCTA